CGGCGCTGTGACTCTATCCACTGGATATGATGTCACTCAAGATGTTTCTTGGTGTACAGATGGGGCCGCTCTTGGAGGGGATGAATATAGCACACCGAGTGTCTATGATCCCGCTACATGCAAAACCATCTGGGGAGAACCTGAAACAGGCTACGCTGGAATGGGTCGTTTAGTTGTCGTGAAGGGGCCTGGGAACAAGGGAATTTGCCTTGACTTTCATTTTTCCAATCGGGGAGTTTTCTTCCGTCAGGTTGGACAGATATCGTCTCAGCAGTTTCTTGGTCCCATGTCCGAACTCAGCCGTGACTTCTTGCAGTATTTGACGTACGCGCCAAATCTGTCCTCTCGAATCGTTGAGCTAGAGAAGCTGGTTGCCCATCTAATGGGTGTGCCTGTTGACCTGGACCAACGTGTTCAACTGTCTTCTGTCTCTAATCTACGTTCCGTGTTTGAGAACCGGATGGGAACCGTCGTTGACTATCAAGACATCAAAAATGTTGACGATGACCGATGCCCACTCTGTGCTTCTCTCTGCGGATACGATGAACTGTGTCCTGCGTGTTCGAATGTTCGTTCTGGAGATCGTGTGATTCATGTCTGTCAAAACTGTGATAACACCATGGCCTGTCGATTTCAGTCATGCCCGTTGTGTGGAGGTTTACCTCTTCGGATGTATGAGAAGATTTGGCTTGTTGGTAAAGAAGTCCGCAATTATATACCAGTAATTGTTGAACATTTGCCAATTTCTAAGCCGCTTCTCTTGCAACCTCAGCACATGAAGGCGTACTGTCCTTGTCCTTCTGGATACTGCCCTGGTCATCAAATATATCATCATCCTGATGATTGTTGGCCAGAACCTGAACCTGAACCTGAACCTGAATCCGAAACCGAATCTGAATACGATCAGCGAGAGTGTTTTTCGTGTGGTTCTTTCGAAGCCTGTAGTGACTCATGTGAGTGCAATGCTTGCTTGGACTATCCGATTGACACAAACGGTGAACGTGTGGCAGAATACATCAGCCAGATGTTGGAAGTTCCAAAACCTGGAACAGTTGCGATGGCATTGGGCATTTTAGTATCCTCAGTTAGGGAGATCTATTCTTCCATGATTTACTGTGGGTACATTGTGTTCCGTGACACCGCGATTGGGGAAGAGCCGAACCTCTTTGTTTGCGGAGGATGGCGGAGATACCGCCACCTACGTGAGACAAGTGGTGGTTTCGCAATTCCGCTTCCACACCACTTTGCCTAACTTCAATTCACACCAACTCCGG